ATGGACAAGTTGGAGCAAATGGACACGAACACTCTTACTGAATTTGGAGTATGGCTTGAACAGGAAGGTTTGCAGGTTATCGCTACAAGAGTGAGCACCGGCAAGGAATGCAGTTTGATTATCGAAGACGGCTATGTAAAAGACAATGAGCCGCAACCGATAAAATCTTATAAGGCAGGTGAATTTTAATGGATTTTCCTATTATTAGCGGTCAAATTATTAAGGCTCAAAAGGTAGTTGTTTATGGACCTGAAGGTATTGGCAAGACAAGTTTCGCGGCTCAATTTCCAAAGGCTCTTTTTATTGATACAGAAGAAGGTTCCAATATTTACAACGTGGCAAGACTCCCAAAACCTACGTCCTGGCAGATGTTACAGGCAGAAATTAAGGAAGTAGCTAAAAATCCGGCAATTTGCGATACTCTCGTTATTGATACTTTGGATAGAGCAGAGCAATTATGTGTTGAACATGTATGTGCTATCCATAATAAAAAAGGCATTGAAAAATTTGGGTATGGTAACGGTTATGTTTATGTCAAAGAAGAATTTGGCAGGATGCTGAATTTATTAATTGATGTTATTAATGCCGGAGTAAATGTTGTTTTGACCGCTCATGCGCAAATGCGCAAATTTGAACAACCTGATGAGGCGGGAAGCTATGACCGGTACGAATTAAAGTTAGGCAAAAAAACATCTTCGCAGACGGCTCCGCTTGTAAAAGAATGGGCAGACATGCTTTTATTCGCCAACTACAAAACTATCGTGATAGCCCAAAACAAAGAAGGCACGAAGTCTAAAGCTAAAGGCGGCGAACGTGTAATGTACACAACTCATCATCCTAATTGGGATGCAAAAAACCGCCATGACTTGGCGGAGGAATTGCCATTTGATTTTAAACAGATTGCCGGATGCATACCTGATTTGAAGAAGAAAGTCCAAGAGGCTCCAAAAGTAGTTGAACAAGAACAAGCTCAATCTGCTGAGCTAATTCAAGAAGAAAAGCCGATAAGCTTAGCTCAGCAAGTGGCCAATAAACAAAAAGCGGAAGCAGCGGCAAAAATCGCAACGACGGCTAAAGTACAGCCAACCACACCTAAAAATGTTGAAACAGATTATAAGTCGAACCTGTTAAACAATAATCCAATGTTACCAAAAGCCTTAGCCGATTTAATGGCCGTTAATAAAGTAACCTTAGCAGAAATTCAGGACGTTGTCGCTCAGAAGGGTTATTACCCGGCAGACACACCATTTGATAACTATGCTTCCGATTTTATAGATGGCTGCCTAATTGGAGCATGGCCAATGGTATTAAAAATGGTTGAAGAAAACAGGGAAGTACCGTTTTAAATCTTAATCTTTATTAATTTAAAAAAAATATAAAAAATAGGAGCGTGTTCATTATGGCATTTGAAGAAATGGGACAAGTTGTAGAAAAAGAATTAGGTTGGGACGATACTATCGAAAAGGAAAGCAGTTTTATATTATTACCTGACGGCGATTACGAGTTTACCGTAACAGAATTCCTACGTGCAAGGCATGAAGGAAGCGAGAACCTCCCGCCATGCAACAAGGCGATTTTAACTATAAATATAAAAACAAAACAAGGCGAAAGCAACATTAAGCATAACCTATTCCTACATTCTCGCACCGAGGGCATGGTGTCAGCATTCTTTTTAGGCATCGGACTAAAAAAACATGGCGAACCCTTCAAAATGAATTGGAATAATGTCATAGGATCTAAAGGTATTTGTAAGGTTAGCACGCGTCTTTACGATGGTAAACAATATAACGATATTAAACGTTTTTATGATCCTGAAAAAGACAAAAATATTAATGTTTGTAATCCTTCAGCCCCTGCAAAAGCATTTAAGCCGGGAGCGTTCTAAAAAATGGAACTCCGTCCATATCAGGAAGCCGCTAAAAATGCTATCTTCCAAGAATGGGATAAAGGTGCTACCCGTACCCTGTTGGTTCTGCCAACGGGAACGGGCAAAACTATAGTTTTCGCCAAAGTCGCAGAGGAATGTGTTAAAAGGGGCAAACGCATCTTAATCCTTGCGCATAGATATGAGCTTCTCCAGCAAGCAAGCGACAAAATTCAGCAATCTACAGGATTGTGCTCTGTGCTTGAAAAGGCAGAACAAACATGTATGGGAAGCTGGTATCGCATAATAGTAGGTTCTGTTCAAACTTTGATGAGAGATAAAAGATTAAATCAATTTTCAAGTGATTTTTTCGACACCATCATAGTGGATGAGGCCCATCACAGCCTTTCTGACAGCTATCAAAAGGTCCTAGGATATTTTAAAGACGCACAGGTCTTAGGCGTTACGGCAACACCTGACAGAGGAGACATGAAGAACCTAGGTTCCTATTTTAACAGCTTGGCATATGAATATACTTTGCCAAAAGCCATAAAAGAAGGCTTCTTGTCGCCAATCAAAGCTCAGACTATACCACTAAGGCTAGATTTAACAGGAGTTTCGACACAGGCAGGAGATTTTAAATCATCCGACATAGATACCGCTCTTGATCCGTATCTTCATCAAATAGCTCAAGAAATGCTCAAATATTGTTCCAATCGAAAAACGGTTGTTTTTTTGCCGCTAATCAAGACAAGCCAAAAATTCAAAGACCTACTCAATGAGGCAGGGTTTAAGGCTGCTGAAGTAAACGGTACCAGTGAAGATAGGGCAGAGATTTTAGCCGATTTTGATGCTGGCAAGTACAACGTGCTTTGTAATTCAATGCTATTAACCGAAGGGTGGGACTGCCCAAGCGTTGACTGCATCGTGGTATTAAGGCCTACTAAGATACGCAGCCTTTATTGCCAAATGGTGGGGCGCGGCACTCGTATTTGTGAGGGCAAGGATAACTTGCTGTTGCTAGATTTTCTTTGGCACACTGAGCGTCATGAGCTGTGCCGTCCTGCGCATTTGATAGCTACAAACGAAGAAGTAGCGCAGAAAATGACGGAGAACATCGAAGCTTCTGAATTCCCAATAGACATTGAAGAGGCGGAAATAAAAGCATCTGAAGACGTAATCTCGCAACGTGAGGAAGCGCTTGCAAAAGCTCTTGAACAAATGAAGTCAAGAAAGCGCAAACTCGTAGATCCGTTACAATTTGAAATGTCTATCCAAGCCGAAGATTTATCCAGTTACGTTCCTGCTTTTGGGTGGGAATGTTCTCCGGCAAGTGACAAGCAGCTAAAGACTTTAGAAAAATTTGGGATTTTCCCCGATGCGATTGACAACTCCGGCAAAGCGGCCAAGATACTTGACAGGCTAGAAAAACGCAGAGTAGAAGGTTTAACTACTCCCAAACAAATAAGGTTTTTAGAAAGCAAGGGCTTTAATCACGTAGGGGCGTGGGAATTCCAACACGCTAAAAACTTGATTGACCGAATAGCAGGGAATGGTTGGCGCATCCCAAAAGGAATGGAACCGCAAACTTATGTACCAATAAAAGAAGAGTGGTAATTTTGATCCACGCAAGAAAGGCGCAAAATCCATGGAAACGAAACTCAATTTAATACCATTACTTGATTACATAAATCCCGCCATGCTTGATTATCAAGAATGGGTTAATGTCGGCATGGCTCTAAAATCAGAAGGCTACACATCAAATGTATGGGATGACTGGAGCCGTCGTGATACGGCTAGGTACCATCAAAGAGAATGCGAACGAAAGTGGGAAAGCTTTAGAAACGACACCAACAACCCTATTACCGGTGGCACAATAGTCGCCATGGCAAAAAATAATGGTTGGTATGGAGAATCTCCAAGCAACAAGGACGACCACGAACTCACATGGGACGATATTATCGGTTCAAAAAAAGATGATTTGGTGCTAGTCGATAAGAATTGGGTAGAAGGGCAGGAAATTATCGAACCTCAAAGTTGGAACCCTGTTAGCGAGCTGATAACTTATTTATCAACTATTTTTGAGGGCACCGATTACGTTGGTTATGTGACGGAGTCGTGGGAAAAAGACGGAAAGTTTTTACCAAAGAACAAGGGAAGCTACACGCGCACCGCTGCGGATTTAATTACTGCACTTAATAATTGCAAGGGCGATATTGGGGCTGTATTGGGCGATTACCAGGAAGCTTGCGGGGCGTGGATACGTTTCAACCCGTTGGACGGAAAAGGCGTTAAGAACGAAAATGTGACCGACTTCCGGTTCGCGCTCGTTGAATCTGACAACATGGAAATTGAGAAGCAAAACGAGATTATTCGCACACTCGAACTGCCGGTTGTTTGTTTGGTTCACAGTGGTAAAAAATCGTTACATGCAATCGTACGTATCGATGCCGCCAATTACGAGGAATACAGAAAACGTGTTGATTATCTTTATAGCGTATGCCGTAAAAATGGGCTTGAGATTGACACGCAGAACCGTAACCCGTCAAGATTGTCACGCATGCCGGGCATTACTCGTAATGGCCATAAACAATTTTTAATTGATACTAATATTGGCAAAAGCACCTTTATTGAATGGCAGGAATGGATTGAAGCCGTTAATGACGATTTACCGGACCCCGAAAGCCTATCAGACGTTTGGGATAATTTGCCAAAACTAGCAGACCCTTTGATTGACGGCATGCTACGCCAAGGCCACAAGATGCTTCTTGCAGGTCCATCAAAAGCCGGCAAGAGTTATGCCCTTATTGAACTATGCTGCGCAATTGCAGAAGGCAATAAATGGCTGAGTTTTCAATGCACCAGGGGAAAAATATTATACGTAAATTTAGAGCTAGACAAGGCATCATGCTTACACAGATTTAAAGATGTTTATACGGCACTTGGCTGGCCACCTGATAACATTTCTAATATTGAAATTTGGAATCTGCGTGGTAAATCCGTACCAATGGACAAGCTAGCACCAAAACTTATACGCAGAGCGCAGAAAAAGAATTACATAGCCATCGTTATTGACCCGATTTACAAGGTTATTACAGGCGACGAAAACAGTGCCGACCAAATGGCTCATTTTTGTAACCAATTCGACAAAGTGGCAACGGAACTGGGCTGTGCGGTTATCTACTGCCATCATCATTCAAAAGGTGGCCAAGGCAATAAACGCTCTATGGATAGGGCTTCCGGTAGTGGCGTGTTTGCCCGTGATCCTGATGCTTTATTAGACCTTATAGAGTTGGATATCAGCGAGGATTTAATCGCTCAGGAAGAGAATAAGGCGGTCTGTGCAGCATGTATCAATTATCTTAATGATAAGGGTCTGAAATATGAAGATGATGTTTCACAAGATGATATGTGCAGCGAAAAGTTCATGATTGAGTACTGCCATAAGACATTATCACAACCAGATTATTACGAATTAGCGACCCATTACATTACTCCTGCGAGAGAAAATAACCAACATCGCACCGCTTGGAGGATAGAAGGAACACTCAGGGAATTCCCGAAATTTGCTCCTTTAAATTTGTGGTTCGACTATCCGATACACAAGATTGACAACACCGGAGGACTTAAAGATGTCGAACCGGAAGACGGCGGTCAGTCGTGGAAGAAGAATTTTAAGCGGAAAAAGTCTCCCGAAGACACCAAAAAAGAACGTCAGATTAGCCTTGAAATGTCATACGAGGCAGCTAATTTTGGAGGAAAAGCAACCGTAAAAGCGATGGCGGAATATCTAAGCGTCACAGAAAAAACGGTAAGAAATCACATCAAGGAATCGGGAATGTACACCATAAAAACCGATGGTACGGTAGTCAAGGGAAAGGAAAATCTCGAATAATTTTCCCGAGAATTTCCCGACATAGGAAAGAGGGAAACGGAAAAAGTCGACCGAGATTTTCCCTAGGCAAGGTACTTGGGAAAGGAAAAAGTCGGGAAATTTTCCCGTAATTTTCCCTAGAAATAGCCCCCTATATATATACATATTATATATACATATACGTATACATATAAAGACTATATATATACTTTAAGACTATGCTTATTCTCGCGCGCGAATGTATACATATATATTTATGCTTTATAAACATAGTCTATGACTATTGTCAGGTATACATTAAACGTAAGTTGAGTGAAGGAAATTTCCCGCTTGCGTTGCGGGTAAATTCCCTCCCAACTCTTAACGCCGCGCGAAGGGGAGAAAAAAAATAAAAGGATGATGAGCATGAAAAAAGAAAAAATAGCAGTTGATAAATACTGGGAAAAAGAAGAAGGAGAAACGGTAGAGTTTGAAGAGGGGTTTATGCGTTGTTTTGAAAAAGCCGGCAAGCTCCAATTAGGAAAAACATATTTTGATAGTAAGACCGGTGCAAAACAATATGCTGTAAAATACGTCCTTGATCGCGATAAATTATTAAACAGCAAAGAAGGGTTAGATTATCTAAAAGCCACGATTGTCGAATGGGAGGAAAAACGATGCTAGAATTTTTTCTCCCGATGAAATTACCAACTGTTACGCATCAAGAAAAAAAGGTAAACATAGTATCGGGTAAACCTCGCTTTTATGAACCGCCCGAACTCAAAGACGCTAGGGCAAAATTTGAAGCATATTTAGCAAGCCATGTACCACAGAAAAAAATAACTGGTGCTATAAGGCTGACAACAAAGTGGCTTTACCCAAAAAGCAAGCACAAAAATGGTGAGTATAAAGTTACCAAACCCGATACGGATAATATGATAAAGCTAGTCAAAGATGTTTGCACAAAACTCGGTTACTGGAAAGATGACGCCCAGGTTGCTAGTGAGATTACCGAAAAGTTTTGGGCTGACGTACCGGGGCTATATGTGAAAATCGAAAGTATTGAAAGGGTAGGTGATGAAAATGAGTAATGATTGTGATAATTGCAAGTACGAAAAATTGAAGTTAAGCGAAGAACCGTGCCGTAGCTGTAGCTGCTGTGATGATGAAAATATGAAGTGGGCTCCAAAGGAAGAAAAGGATTTGAACAAAAACTACGTCAAGGATTTTATGATAGACAACGGGCTAAAAATTAACGTTAAATTTCCGATTAAGACTTACTGCGAGAATGATGATGTGTTTTATTTTGATGACGACTATATTCTTCGGGATACTAATGGTGATTTTAAGTACGAATTACTGATTGATTTGTTAACGGGTGTAGCAGCGGTGCAACCACAACCATTTAGCTCTACTAACTTGCCAAAAGAGGGCGAAGAAATTTGGGTGGTAACGCTTAATGATGTTGGTAACTTTAGTTTTTATGCTGATTCGATAGGTTGTTTTGCCCTAGTAGCTTCTGGTAATGCTTTCCACACCAAGGCAGAAGCAGAGGAAGCAGCACCAAGAATCAGGAAAGAACAGGGGATGACAAAATGACAGCAAAATTACTAAATGAGAAACAAGAAGATTATCTATATCAAATGTTACCGCAAAGTAATAACAGATATTTAGCCGCTGTGCTTAATAGTATATTTGGACTGCATCTTACCGCGAAGCAAATAAATAGTTACAAAAAATCTCATAAGCCGAAAAAACCTATCATACCGGTATTTAGAATTACCAAGAAAATCAGGGGGTGGCGGCGAGTATGTTAGCAAAGGATATCCAGATTGGCGATAGACTCATGTCTCTTATTGACAGAGGAAATCATATTAAAAAGGGTGATATTGTTACCGTAAAAGAAATAGATAAATCGGGAAAACAAGCACAGATTTTAGTACATAAAAAAGATGATGAGGAATATATAGGGATTTGGGTATTCGCCCGAAGCTTCGAGAAGGTGATTGAATGAATAAAGCAGAATTTGACCAAATGATATATAGTTCTGCTTTTAAAATATACAAGCGATACGGAAGAACGCAGCAACTGAGGCAAACTCAAAAAGAATGTGCCGAGCTTATAGTAGCAATTAATAAACTGTTTAGAGATAACCAAGATATCATGAGCGTTAACAAGGCAAATGATAATTTTTTAGAAGAACTTGCCGATGTTGAAATCATGTTAGTACAGTGCAAAATCATGGTACAAGAGGCTGAAAGAAGCGAAGAGTACAGGGATGTTCTAATCAAGAAATTAGCACGATAGGCAGGGCGTATGAGAGAGGTGTGCAAGGATGATTGATAAAAATAAGTTACGTGAATTTTTAGTAAAAGAAAATGTAAAAGCGAATGATGAGATAGCCCAAGGTGGTGCTATACATATTTATTATTATAATTTAGGACACGCTCATGCAACGGCTGAGATAATTACTAAGCTTGATTCAGGTGAATTCGATACCGAGGAGGGAAAGCATGATAGCGATTAAAACGCAAGAGGATGAAATTATTTTTAACCCGGCAAGAATTTATGAGATTAGCAATTACGGAGATTACAAAGTGGTAGCTGTAGATGCTCGCAAAAAAGAGCATATACTCGGAACTTATTCTACTTTTAAGCAAGCAACCGAAGAGGTAGAAAAAATTTTTAACGCCATGGAGCACGGACGTTTAATTTACAGAATGTCGGAGGGTGGCAAATGATGCTTGATTGTTTTATGTACTTGCTGGGGTTTCTGTTGATTTTGGCGGCAGTGGAAGCATTAATTATAGTGTTTTTGCTAATTAAGGACTGGCGAATCCATGAAAAATAAACCAAAACCACCATGCCCTAAACCATTAGGCATATGTCCGCTAAATAATCAAGGCAAATGCTGCTATTATTGTAAGAGCAAAGACAAGTGCTCTTTAGGTGCTTGCTATAGCGTGCCTGATAGGTGTAAAAATTGTTTTTAATATTAACGCTTGTGTTTATATGAGCATAATAATAAAAACGCTCAAAACTAAAATTTGGAGGTAATAAATGCTAACGATATACGTAGCACATCCATTTAGTAATGACCCTGCCGGCAATATGGCAAAGATTGATAAAATTATGAAAGAGCTTACAGTAAAGAACCCTAATGATTGTTTTATTTCCCCTTTGCATAATTTCAGTTATAGCCAAGAAGCAAAGGAAACAGATATCTTGCCAAAGTGTTTTAATTTAATTAGCCAATGCGCAGAGTTGTGGGTTTTTGGGGATTATACAAAGAGTACTGGCTGCAGGGCTGAAATGGCTTTTGCTAGATACTTAAGTATACCGATTGTAGTTAGACAGGAGGTGTAAGCTTGCTTAGTCAAATGGCTCAAGACATGAAAGCAATTTTACAAAAGTCTTATTATGCTCAAAAACTACTGGATGCGGATATAGATAAGCGAACGGAAATACGTTTGTTGATGGAGAAGATAACGCCAACTTTAAGCGATATGCCGCGTGGTGGTAGTGATGATGACAAGATGTGTACGGCGCTCATTCGGTTAGAGGCGTTAGACAGCAAGATTGAGAACGATGTGCACAACCTAACAGACTTGCTAGTCAGAAATCGCATCTTGATTGATTCGCTTGACGACTACGAGCTACGCATGATTTTATCATTACGCTATGTGAACTTCATCCGGTGGGATAGAATTGCTCGGATTGTGCACTCATCGAGAACGAGATTAGTAATGAAGCATGATTCAGCGCTTGAAATTTTATCAAAGTCGGTACAAAACGGAACATAATAAAGTGCTATAATAGTATTATTAGAAATATGAAAGATATGTTTATCAATATTATACAAAATATGCAAAAGCCGTTAAGCCATGTGCTTAATGGCTTTTTTAATGCAGCGAAAGGAGTGAGCAGGCAGTGATTAAGTGTCCTAATACAGACTGTGAATATCACGGGATAGACGGTTGCTATCATAACATAACGCTAGCAGAGCGTGTGCAGGGTGGCTTGCGCTGTCTGCAATATACTCCACGTGTTACATGCAAGGATCTAGACGCGCCATTTCGTTCGAGGTGCAGGCGTGAGCATGGCAAGTATAAGTCTGACGGCCACAAGGTTTATCGCTGATGTTCATGCGGATATGTAGTAAGTGTGGCAAGTCGTACCCTGCCGGCGAACGTTGTGAGTGTCAAAAGCAAAGGCACAAGTCATACGATAGGTACGAGCGTAATAAAGACAGCGCAGAAGTCTATCATAGCGGCTTGTGGGGCAAGCTTACACTGATATGCAAGGCGAGATGCAACGGCCTTGACATGTACAAGTTAATGATGACTGGCAAGCCTGTAGTTCCACACAAGGGGCTGTGTCATCACATCATAGAAATTGCTGAGGATGCAAGCCACGCCTATGACCTTGACAATTTATTTTATGTTGGTAGCGATAGTCATGCTATTATCCATACAATTTATAAATCAGGCGAAGGAAATAAAAAAGCATTGCAGAAAAGGATGCAGACATTCTTAATTGCATACCTAAAAGGGGAGGGGTAGGTCAAATTGTTTTAACCGTTTCCCCCTAGCACCGCAGCCCCCCATTTCTTGCAAGAAAATGCCAGAAATAGGATTTCAAATAGAATTTCAGAAAGCGAGGTATACAAAATGGCGGGACGCTCAAGAAAAATGTCAATTGTTGCAACAGGTAAAATTGGCAAACAAGCGATTGCAAATAAAGCTGCTCAAGAAAAAAAAATCAAACTAGCAAGGGACTGCCTCGCTCCTCCAACGTGGCTAGACGATGAAGCGCAGGCTGAATTTAAGCGTGTAGTTGATGAGGCAGGTAAGATTGACATCTTAGACAATCTAGATCTAGCCGTGCTTGCTATCTACTCAAACGCCTACAGCAAGTATATCGCAATGACTTGCTATATTAATGAGCACGGCGTTACCGGAGAACGCGAAACTGCGTACGGAATCTATGAAGTCGTCAGCCCTTACGTCTTGGCGCAGGAGAAGTTTGTCAAGCAAATAATGATGTGTTCTACTAAACTTGCGCTTGCAACTACTGATCGCTTGAAATTGATAGTGCCAACTGCCGGCGAAGAAAAGCCCGAAAATAAATTCTTGCGGTTTGTAAAGTAGCCTTATGCGCGACCGGACGACGGAGTACGCTAAGCTCGTTGCAAGCGGCGTAAGGCTCGCAGGAGAAGCGGAGATTGCGGCTTGCAACAGGCACCTAGGCGACCTAAAACGTAAGAATTTTCGATATGTTTTTGATGTTAAAGAGGCAGAACGTCATATTGATATAGCAAACGAGCTAACAATTCTAGAGGGTGATACTCCGGAGCAACTTAGAACACGGGGATTTCAAAATTTTATCCTAGGAAGTTTGTTTGGCTGGCGCAAAAAACGCAGCAAGGAGCTTCGTTTTCGTGAGGCTTACATACAAATGGGCCGCCAAAACGGTAAGTCTTTTATTGCAGGTGAGGTCGCTAACGACAAAGCCTCATTTTCCGGGTATAATTACGGCCGTATTTTTTGCGTGGCCACAAAGCAGGACCAGGCGAATATTGTATGGGATGAAATAGAGAAATTTATCATTGCCGACAAGGACCTGGAGGAACTCTACAAAATAACCAGGCATGACAGAACCATCACAAGTTTAATAACGGGTACATATATTAAAGCCATTGGCAGGGATACGAAATCCGCCGATGGCTTTAGGTCTATCTTGGCCATTGTGGACGAGTATCACGCACATCCAACTAATCAGATGTACAAACTGATGCAAAAAGGGCAGGTACGCGTTGATAATGCCCTGCTTTTAGCCATCACAACGGCGGGATTTGACCTTAACTCGGCGTGTAAAGAGCAGTACGACTTCGCTAAAAAAGTATTAACCGGCGCAGTAGCCAAGGAATCGCTGTTTGTTTACATCGCAGAAATGGACAAGGATGACGACATTTGGGACTACAAGAACTGGGCCAAGGCCAACCCGCTTAATTTTTGGCTTAACGATACCACAATTGATATGGAAATGGTCAAGCGCTATGCGGAGATAGCCATCGAAGCGAAGGAAAAGGGCGGAGAAGACTTGATGGACTTTCTTACCAAGTCGCTCAACACCTGGGTTGAGTACGCTGCAGGTCAGTATCTTGATAGTGGCAAGTGGAAGCTGTGTGGTGGAGATGTGACGCTTGCCGACATGGTTGGCAGAGAGTGCTACCTAGGTATCGACCTGTCGCAAGGCGGTGACCTAACAAGCATCGGTTTAATTTTTCCGTTGGATGACGAAAAAATTTATATATACTCACACAGTTTTATGCCGGAGCTAAGGCTCATGGAGCATGAGAAAACTGATAAGGCGCCATATCGAATTTGGGTGAATGAAAAAATACTGACGCTGACAAGTGGCATGTACGGATTGAAAACCGATTACAAATTTATCGTTTCGCATCTAAAAGAGATTATCGAAAAGTATAACCTGAACATCTTAGGCGTTGGTTATGACGGCCACAACGCAAGCGCGTTTCTTGCCGACTTAGATTTTCTAGGCGTGGACTTAACCGAAGTCGTGCAGTCCGCCAAAGCGCTTAACGACTGCACGGTTGATTTTCAACAGTCAGTTGATGCGCAGCAGGTGCTATATGACAAAAATAATGCCTTGCTCACTTGGTCAGCGGTCAATGCCAAGCTCACCAAAAATAGTTTTGGTGAAATTAAGGTGGATAAGGTATCGGTAGAAAAACGTATCGATCCAATCTATGCGATTTTAGACGCATGGAAGATTTGGTTCTTAAATAACGAGAATGCGCCTACCGCCAATGAGGCATTTGATGAATGGGCGGAGTTAATGAAGGCGAAAAAGGGAGGCTAAAAAGTGAATTTTTTAAATAAAGTCAAGCAGTTTCTACCGAGAACGAGGACGCCCACTAATTCCAGCGGCTTTACCTTGTCGGAACTCAACGAATATTTCAAGCAAGGTGGTACGTTTGATGCCTTTGCCGGCTCTGATTTATCAGAAATAACCTATTTTACCTGCCTGAAAACGCTGTCCGAAAGCGTAGCTAAGCTTGGTTTACACCTGAAAGACGGTGACAACAACAAGATAACTAACCACGACACGTACAACGTAATCAGGGTGAGGCCCAATTCAGCCATGTCACCCTCGGATTTTAAGCTGACAATGGAGTTCTGCCGGAATCATTTTGGTAATGCTTACGCAAATTGTCAGTATGACAAAAAGGGGAGGCTGACTAGCTTGTTTCAGCTGCCTAGCCAACAGGTCACAATCTGGGTTAATAATACCGATGATTTTACGAAACGTGGTTACTATTAC